CTTGATCTTTCAAGGTTTCCCGCCTTATTTGTTACTATTTTGTTATAAGTTCAGTGTTCACAGTGCCATCAATGGTTCTTGTAATTAATTCAATGGCTTCCTTCAATTCATCCAACGTTTTGTGGTTATATATTCGGTTTCCTGTATCCTTGGACTTGTGACCCATCATCAAATCAATACATTTCCGGTTGGCTTTGGCGCTGTCCAATAAGGATTCAAAAGTATGACGGCACTCATGGGGACTTTTTTCAATTCCCAAAGAATCCATGATGTTTTTCCAAAATTTCCGGTATTTCGTTTCCGAACACTTCTTCCCATTATAATTAAACAAGAATTCCCCACCTTCGTCCATGCGCCGCTCTACAAAAAGGCGAATTAGAGAATGAATTGGAACAATGCGGCCTTTACCGGCTTTTGTCTTTGTGCCGCCGGTCATAGTCCCAAGTTGAAGATCAATATCAGCCGTTTTCAAATTTAAAAGTTCTGAAATCCGCCACCCAGAATAAATTAAAATCAAAACGCTATCTACCCACGGTTCATTTTGATGATTCCAAAGGCAATTAATTTCATCATCGCTGAACCGGTTACGGGAGGTTTCCGGGATTGGATCGGTAGTTAATAAGTCGGAATAGCAGCGGGTTATTATATCCAGTTCAAGGGCAAACCGGTCAAGATGTCCCCAAAGGTTTTTAATTGCCCCTTGGGTGGCATAAGATTTCCCACACCCATCAATGGTTTCCTGCATTTGGTAAGATCGAATTTTTTTATAGGGTATGTTCAGCAGCTTTGAACAATGCTTGAACGCCGAACACAAACACGCTTGATTCGATCTTCCCAACTTGGGTGCCTTTTTTTCTTTCCATAAGTCAAACAGCCCCTGAAGCGTGATCTTGGCCTTATCCACATCCCACGGATCACGGTTATACTCCGCTAGCATGATATTGCCTTCTTCACGCGTTGCTGTATAACCTATAATATCAAAGCGTGGGTGGCCTCGATCATCATAACCATACACGCCGCTTCTGACCATGAAAGGCCTTCGCCGATTGCCTGAAAGTTTTATCACTGATCCATACCGGTTTGGATTTCGCATTATATCACCTTTCTTTTGGTAAAATTGGGTGTGCAAAACCAAACCCAATGTGATATAATGCTTCTTGTAAGGGGAAGCATATCTTCATGGGTATGATTTCACCTGAACCGCCTTCGGCGCGCCAACGCCGGGGGCGGTTTTTGATTTGATGGTTAAAGTAAAATATCTTCGTCAGTCATACTGATTCTCCTTCTGACATTATCAAGATGTCATTTTTAGTATGTATGAAATAGTGCAGGCTCGACTGATTTCATCCGATATTCCGCGAGCGGGATTGTCACCCCCATGCGCCGCGCCGCATCGGTGATGGGCCTTGCAATATAATCTTGTAATTCATAGTCGCTGAACAGGAGATCAACGGCGAACCGGTTTGCCTGAACCTCCATTTTGTCAATGGAGAATAGCGTGTTTTCCCGTAAGAAAGGCGAGTTTGCTTCTGGATGCAAAATAGCATGTCCTAATTCATGGGCGCACGTGAACCTTTGCTTTTCCTCACTGCTGTCTTGATTGATATGTATGAACTTATGTCGAAAGCACTGGTTATAAAATCCTTGAACTGATCCTAATTTTTCATATGTTACTGTAATTCCAATCGAATCGGCCAGTTCAAACGGATCGTTTGTGTGATACTCTTCACACAAAGCGTGAACAAGCTCTTTCGTATTCATTCCATTATTGTTCCCCTTTATATTTCTTTGGAGTAAATTTCTGCTTTGCAAGCCTTTTGCCCATTTCCAGACTGTTTCTTAAACTGATTGCGATCAACTCCTTTGTAGCGTCATCAAGCGGTTCACCTTGGAACATCAATCCTTCTTGGCTACTTTCCAATTGGGACAATGCTTCTTCCAGTTTTTTAGATATGTCGCGCTCGTCCTTCGCAGTAAGGGCGGGCGTTTTTTCATGATATTGCTCTCCGCGCAGTAAATAATCTACTGATACATTAAAAAATTCTCCAAGTTTTAGTAGTGTTTCAAAATCAGGTTCACGTTTGCCGGTTTCATACTGAGAGATTGTGCTCTCAGCAACTCCAATTTTTTTACCCAATTCTTTCATGGATATTCCCTTTTCACGTCTTAAACGCCTTAAAGCTTCCACTATACTTCACCTCTTTTAGTTGCATTTATTATAAACTTTTCGAAATGAAAAGTAAATTAGTTTATTTAAAAAATATCTTGACATTATGTGAAGATAGCGCTATTATAATAATGAACTTCACAATATGACAAGAAAAGAGATGAAAGAAATGCGATCATGGCTAAAAGCTATTCGAAAAGAGAAGGGAATGACATTATCAGAAGTTGCACTCGCTATCGGAATTTCAGAAAGTTACTATTGCTTAATTGAAAATAACGATAGACAAAAGCGTATGGATATTTCGCTTATATCGAAGATTTCATCTGTGCTGGACATTCCAATTTCTGAAATTATCAGATTAGAACAAAAGAAAGAGTGCAATTGAACGAGTATCGTACCTTTATTCTAACACGCCTAAACCACTTATTGAACTGTTTGATTTTGGAATTAAGAAGCAAAGTCCCATCATTGGGACAGTGAGAAATAACCATGTATCAAAAGGAGGAAAAACACAATGAAAACGACATTTTCAGAGAGACTGAAACACGCTATGAACGAGGCCCACATGAGCCAATCCGAACTGTCAAGCAAAACGGGCATCACAAAAGCATCTATCAGCCAATATCTTTCCGGAAAGAATCAACCGAGAGAAGACAAGATTTTTCTGATGGCAGAAGCCTTGAAAGCATCTCCGGATTTCCTGATGGGCAAGGACGTGCCGCCCATGCTTCCCCGCGTATCAGTGGATAGGATCGGTACAAGGACGGCGGCGCGATGCATAGGCAAGTCTGAGCAGTTCATCCGGATCGGCTTGCAGCGCGGCATTTTACCTTTTGGAAATGCCGTGCCAGGAACCGGGCGCAAGTTTATCTACTATATTAATCCGGTTCAGTTCAGGGAGTATGTCGGGCGGGACCGCTTTGATCGGTTCTTTGGATCACAGACTGAGAGCGGGAGAAGAACATGACCATTGCAATATTAGAGGCTGTATTCGGGACGCTGGCGACAATCTTTTTCATATGGGCTTGCTGGAATGAAAAGCGGTTGATCGCATGGGAGGATAAACACCTGATCCCGTGGGCAAAACAATTGCAAAAGCGTTTCCAAAGGAGTTGCAGGCAATGGATTTCAAAATAGGCGACCATGTCCGCGGGACCGCAGGCAGCGCCAATATGTTTACGGGACCAGACCTGATTGACGCCGTTGTGCTTGACGTTTGGGCGGATGGGCAGGTGCTGATCCAGATCGTAGAGCACCGGCTATACCCGCGAGAGGAAGGTGCAATGCTGGGCGTGGAGGAAAGCGAGATTGAATTGATAGAGGAAGGAGGGTGATTATGCCGTTTACCGCGGATGAACTGGAAGCTATGCGCATTGCGGATGAAGAGATCGAACGGGAGTTTGAGGAGTCCTACTCCGCACAGTACGCGGATGCTGAGATCAGTAAGTGGCTGGACGAGCTGGCAATCAATGATACATTGGATCACAAGCAGCTACATAACAAACGGTATCAGCGTGCCTACCGCGAAGAGCACAAGGACGAGATCCGTACATACCAACGAGCCTATCAGCGCGAGTACCGAAAGCGGAAACGCCAGCAAAAATACATGATTGCCGCAGAAATAAAGAACACCGCTCCCGACACGGCCATGTCAGAGAGCGGCACGTAAGAAAACCCAAACGAAATAAGGCGAGCCTTACAGCTACAGTGTAGCATTGGGGCCGCCAGAAGTCAAGTCAAGGAGGCATATAAATATGACCTTTGCTGAACGGGATGAACTCGCGATGGAGCTCTGGAAGGAGGGAGAAAACCATGTACTACGAAGGGATTGGCCCGGAGCGCGGAAAGCGCGTCTCTGCAGAAAACGCGCCGGCCTATGCGTTAGAGCGCTGCGGGATCGGCCGGACGCAGGACACCCCGGAAACGCCGGAGTTCCTGACCGCCCTTGTGGATTGGTATTTCTCGGGCAACTGGATTCGGAGGGAGGGCGATCTGTATGATTCCTGACCGCGGGGTTGACTTCTACGTCACCGGCACGGAAACCGTCGAGGTGCATTTCCCAAACGGGGACCTCTCCTGCCAGTGGTGCCCCTTCTGCAAGCGGAAAACCGTCCATGGAAATACCCGCGTTATCTGCGTCAAGACCTATGAACCGCTCAATGAGATCTATGAAATCCGGCGGGGAGACGATTGCCCGCTGGCCATTCAGGAGGTGGATACATAATGGGGATTCCTGTCCTAATCCTTGGGGAATCCGGCAGCGGGAAAACAACCAGCCTGCGCAATTTTGAGCCGGGGGAAATCCTGGTCTTCAGCGTGGCAAACAAACCCCTGCCGTTCCGTAAAAAACTCGATACCATCAAGAGCGCAACCTATGAATCCATCGGCGCCGCCCTCAAGCAGAAGCAATACAAGCGGTATGCCATCGACGACAGCCAGTACCTTCTGGCCTTTGAGCTATTTGACCGCGCAAAGGAAACCGGTTACGGGAAGTTTACAGATATTGCCGTACGCTTCCGTTCCATGATCGACTACATCTCCCGGTCTTTGCCGGATGATACGATCGTTTACCTGCTGCACCACAGCGAAATCACAGACAGCGGCAAAATCAAGGCCAAGACCGTAGGCAAGATGCTCGACAATCAACTCACCGTGGAGGGCCTGTTCTCCATCGTCCTATTCTGCCGGGCGGATGGGCAGAACTACCGTTTCATCACCCAGTCCGACGGATATACTACGGCAAAATCCCCCATGGGCATGTTCAACCTGGAGATCGACAACGACCTGAAGATGGTGGACGGAGCCATCCGGGAATATTGGAATTTAAATACTGAAAAATAACAGGAGGAGTACATACGATGAAAGCATTCAATGGATACGAGCCGAAACGGAGCTATGTCAGGGAGCAGCTGCCCGCGGGCGGGTACGTGGTCAAAATTATGGACGTAAAACCTGTGCATTACGACTGGGGAGATATCCTGCTCCTGAGCTTCGATGTGGAAGAAGGTGAAAAGAAAGGCTTCTTCCGCGAAGATTACCGCGGCCAGACGCAGGAAGACAAGAAGTGGCGGGGTACGTACCGCCTGCGCATCCCCGCGGACGATGGCAGCGAGCGCGATGGATGGACAAAGAACACCTTTAATAGCGTCATGTTCGCCTTTGAGGACAGCAATAATTTTCGCTTCGACTGGGACGAGAACAAGCTCAAAGGTCTGTTGGTAGGTGCATTGTTCCGCAACGAGGAGTGGGAGATGAATGGACGAACCGGCTGGTCGACAAAGTGTTGCTCCTTGATCCCGACGGAAGATATCCGCAGCGGGAAGTTCAAAACGCCGAAGGATAAGCCGCTGCAGGACAAACCGGCAGTAACCGCCTTTGCTCCAACCGGGAGGGATTTCGAGGCGCTGGACGATGACGACGACCTTCCGTTCTGATCGCGATGGATGCATACAACCATTTTGAAATCGAGCGGATGCTAGAGAGCATGGTAGTGCTGGTGGATACGCGGGAGCAGGATACCCCTGCCCTGCGGCGCCGCCTGAAGGCAATACAGTATCCATATGAGCGCTGCAAGCTCGACTACGGGGACTACTCCTGCCGGTTTGTAAACCCAGTGGGAGAGTCCATTAGCGCGGCAGGCAAAATCTGTATTGAGCGCAAGATGAACCTTGACGAGCTCTGCGCCTGCTTTACACGCAGCCGCGCCCGGTTTGAGCGGGAATTCATCCGGGCCAGAGAGGACGGTGCCAAGGTCTACCTGCTGGTAGAAAACGCGAGCTGGGAAAAGGCACTCAGCGGCGCCTACCGCAGCCGGCTGAACCCTGCCGCGCTTACCGCATCCCTGCTAGCCTGGTGCGGGCGGTATAACCTTGTCCCGGTCTTTTGTCGGAGTGAGACCTCCGGGGAACTGATCAGCAGGATCCTGCACTATGAGCTCAAAACCATTCTGGAGAGGGGCGAACTGTGATGCTGAAAAATGGATATATCAAGCTTTACCGCTCGCTCCTCGACTGGGAATGGTACGACGATACCGTCACCAAATGTCTGTTCCTGCATCTGCTCCTGACCGTCAACGCCTACGATGAGGATTGGAAAGGGATCGTAGTCAAACGCGGTTCCCGTGTTTCCTCATATACCAAACTATCCGAGGAATTACATTTCACAATTAAGCAAATTCGGACAGGGATACAACACTTAGAACGGACAGGCGAAGTGGCAAGGACGGCATACTCAAGATTTACTGTATTTACGGTCACAAACTACGATGCCTACCAGACCAGAGGGCAGGCAAAAGGGCAAGCAAAGGGCACGCAACCGGGCAGGCAAGGGGCAGGCAAAGGGCAACAAAGTAAGAATATAAAAGAATATAAAGAAGAGAAGAAAGAAAACGCGCGCGCGTCCGGCGCAAAAACGCCGGAGCGCCCGACCGGGGAAAAATCGATTTTTGAAAGGATGCGGGAGTAATGGGCTACGAGCTGAAACCATCGGACGTGTATGACCTGGCCCGCGTCCTGGACGCCGACGTCCACGAAAAAGGCGGGGAACTTTTCTTCACTTACTGCCCATACTGCCGCGGCGGGGAAAGCGGGGATAAGAACACCTTCTCCGTCAACCTCACCAGCGGGGCCTTCAAATGCTTCCGCAGCGGATGCGGGAAGGCCGGGCATTTCGTGGAGCTGGCCCGGGATTTTCACTACCAGCTGGATTTTGACAATACCACCCGCCCGAAGGTGTACCGGGAGTTGCCCCAGCGCCCGATCCCCGTCCGGGAAGGCGCGGTTACATATCTTCAGTTCCGCGGCATTGGCCGGGCAATTGTAGAGCGATACCGTATCACCACCCGTAGGGACCGGCCAGACATCCTGGTCTTCCCGTTTTACGACGAGCACAACGTTCTGGCTTATGTCAAATACCGCAACACGAGATTCAACGGCAAAGGCAACAAGGAGTGGTGTGAAAAAGACGCAAAGCCGGTCCTCTTCGGCATGGCACAGTGCGAAGACTTTGCCCGCCTGGTCATTACCGAAGGCCAGATTGACAGCCTGACGCTTGCAGAATGCGGGGTTCCCAATGCGGTTTCCGTCCCGAACGGCTGCAATGGCTTCACGTTCCTGGAAAACGTGTGGGACTGGATCGTGCAGTTCAAAGAGATTGTCGTTTTCGGCGACTGCGAGCATGGGAAGATTACGCTTCTGGATACCTTGCAACGGCGGCTGCCGAACGTCGTCAAGGCGGTCCGCATGGAGGACTATCTCGGCGAGAAGGATGCAAACGATATTTTTTGTAAGTATGGGAAGCAGGCAATCCTTACCGCCGTGGAAAATGCGGAAGTGCCGCCGGTGAGCAATGTCAAACGGCTCTCCGACGTGGAGAGCGTGGATATCTACAGCCTGCCGCGAATCTTCTCCGGGATCCCGGAGCTTGACCGCATTATCGGCGGCTTCTACTTCGGCCAGCTCATCCTGCTCACCGGCCGGCGCGGCGAGGGCAAGTCCACCTTCATGGGGCAGTTGATGGCAGAGGCGCTTGACCAGGGTTATTCCGCCCTGGCCTACAGTGGCGAGCTGCCGGACTACCATTTTCGCCGCTGGATTGATCTTCAGCTGGCAGGACCCGATCATATCGTCGAAAGCCGCAATATGTTCGACGAGCCTGTTTACTCTCTGGCTCCAGGCGTGTCAGAACGGATTGGCCTTTGGTATCAGGACCGGGCGTATCTCTACGACAATAACGCTGTAGATGGCGAGGAATTGGAGAGCCTGACAGAAACGATTGAACACACGATCCGGCGGTACGGGGTGAAATTCATCTGCATCGATAACCTGATGACAGCAATGGATGTAGAGGTAAAGGAGGATCTGTACCGGGCGCAATCCGCATTTGTTAAGAAACTAAAACAGATCGCGGTGCGGCATGATGTGGTGATCCTGCTGGTCGCCCATCCGAAGAAGACACGGGAGCAGCTGGAAAACGACGACGTATCCGGCAGCTCGGACATCACGAACCGGGCGGATGTGGTGCTGACGTATTCCAGCAACGCAGACAAGCATGAGGATAACCCGGAGGATTGCGACAGCAAACTGTCCGTTCTGAAAAACCGCCTGACCGGGCGGATCACCCGCAAGGGGCAGGAAGTCGAGCTGTACTTTAGTCGGAAATCAAAACGGATTACGAGCAAAAAAGGATTCGAAAACGGTGTAAAGGAATACGGCTGGCTGAAAGAGAAAACCGCCCCAGGTAGCCGGGACGACTTTGAGGAGATACTGTGAGGTGTGTCATGGAGTTGCAGGAAATTGAGCGGTGCGCGATGCACAACGAGCCTCTGCCTGACAGCCTTGGGCAGCCGGAGCAGTATGCATATCTCTGTCTGCGCAGGCTGTACCAGGACTATTACAGCAGACGGATCCCAAAGGAACAGGCGCAGCGGGAGAAGAAGCAATGTTGTCGGGCGTACCGGGAGGCGCATCACAGGGAGCAACAACGATTGGAGACCATGCGCGCGCAGTTGGAAGCGGTGAAAGCTTCCGGTTGTGTCCTGACACAGATTATTCAAACAGCCGATACGGATGATTATGCTGATCTTCTTCTGGCCGCGGTAAAATGCCTGTGTCTACTGCGGGGCGAAATGGTCAGTTATGGGCTCATTGAGCAGAAGATTAACAAACGGAGGCAATCCGATGCGAAAAATACGCAAGAGCAAACCGCCGGAACAGGCGATTGAGCAATACACGTTATATCACACGGTCGTATACACCTGCCCATACTGCTCTGCCCAACTAGGGGGGGCTGAGACAAGCAGGAGGCCAGAGAGGTGCCCGGAGTGCGGGCAGCCATTGAAATATCCGGAAGTGAAAGGAGACTATCATGGGAATGCGTATAATTAAACCAACATCCAAGGAGATTATCGAAGCGTTGAGGGTATGCATGCAGGATACGCCAGGTAAGGCCAACCCTTGCGATGGGTGCTATCTAAACCGATTGAGTAGGGACGGTCTTATGAGCACAGGTCGTCCTTGCTTTGAGCGTCTCGCATTTGATGCGATTGAACTAATTCAGGGAGGGATCATAGAAATCGCTAAACTGAAGGCCGAAAACAGCAGGCTACGGTCAGAGGCGGAAGCAGCTGTTAACGATATGCAGAGACTCGTGATATTTAGCGCGGATCCGTGCGAAGTCTGCGCAGGGCCGGGAGATTGTGAGATATGCCATTTTCAGTGGCGCGGAGTGGAGGAAGAATAGAGATGCCAAAATGCCATCATATCAAGTTAAGCGTCCAATTTTGCGGCGACGTGTTGAATGGAGACAAGTGCTTTGAAGTCCGCGAAAACGACCGGGGATATCAGAAAGGTGATCTTGTAAGATTTGAGCCATATGATCCGCACAAACTGTGCCATCATCCGATCGAAGAAAAAACGTATGTGATTACCTACGTACTGAACGGCTGGGGGTTGAAAAATGGCTTTGTGGCATTTGGAATCAAAGAAGCAAAGGAGTGACCACCATGTCCGACATCGACCCCGGCAAGCTCCGTGCCGTCCAACGCCTGTGCAGCCTTAAACTACCGCCAGATCAGCCGCAATGCCCGGATGAGCGGTGTGTTTGGCTGCTAGATGGCGGGTTGTGTCCGTTTAAACGTTGTGTGAGGAGGGATGGGGTTGACCGTCCGGGAAATGTCCCAGCTGTATTACCTAAACAGAGAAATTGATCAGCTGAAGCGCCAGCTTGAAGAATTGGAATGCCTGGCCGAGGGCACCACGCAGGTAATAACCGGCATGCCGCACGGTAGCGGGACGTCGGATAAGGTCGGACGCTATGCCGTGCGGATCGCTGACCTGCGATCAATGATCGACAACCGCAAGGCCCGGTGCTGGGACGAGCTGAACCGGCTGAACGCGTACATAGATGGCGTGGAGGACAGCCTTACACGGCAGATATTGTCCTTACGGTACGTCAATGGCCTCAGCTGGCAGCAGGTTGCGGATAACGTTGGAGGGGCAAATACGGAGGATTCAGTAAAGAAAATATGCTATCGCTATTTAAGCGCGCATTGAAGTTGTCCCGAATGTCCCGTCGGTTTGTGATATCATACAGTTGATGAGATATGTTCAGTTCTCATTCACAGTTTTCTCCTTTCTTTCCCGCCTCCCCGGGGCGGTAATACCGGGGACAGATACAGGCGGTAGGCCGGTGCCCTATTCAAGGCGGGCTCAACACCTGCGCCGCCGTAGCAAGCCGAAAGTCCACGGTAGTGCGTAGTCAGGCAACCCGGGCCGGTGGGGCACAACCGGCAACTAAACCAATACCAGCGGGCCGCCTTCCCCCAGGCGGTTCGCTATTTTTGTACCGATATAAGTTTTAAATGAGGTGGTGAGGTGGCGAATGGTAAATATCAATACTGGCTGACAAAAGACGGTTTGACGTTGCTCACTGCATGGGCGCGGGATGGCCTCACGGATGAACAGATTGCAAATAACATCGGGATTACGCCTTCCACGCTCTACGCTTGGAAGGGTAAATTTTCGGAGATTTCGGAGGCCTTAAAAAAAGGCAAGGAAATTGTGGACATTGAGGTTGAAAACGCGCTGCTTAAACGGGCTAAGGGATATAGCTATGTCGAAAAACGTGCCGAAATGAAAAACGGCCGGATTACTAAAATCGTAACTGTGACAAAAGAAGTCCCTCCGGATGTAGGCGCGGCGGCGATGTGGCTAAAAAACCGGAAGCCGAAGGTATGGAGGGACCGCCCCGAAGCTCCAGCCGGCGAAACGCCGGAAAATAACCTCCTTCAAGCCATCGTGGAAAGCACGAAAGGAGCAAAGTAAATGGAGTACAAACCATTCAGCCAGAAGCAATTAACAACGCTCTGCTGGTGGAATTACGACAAATACAAGCATCATGACGCGCTGGTCTGCGACGGTTCCATTCGCTCAGGAAAAACTCTCTCCATGTCCGTTGGATTTGTGTTGTGGAGTATGACACAGTTCAGCGGGCAAAACTTCGCCATCTGCGGTAAAACAATCGAATCCCTACGCCGCAATGTGATTTTGCAGCTCCCCCACTGGTTGGAGGGGCTGTTTTCGTTGTCGGAGCGGCGCAGTGAGAACCTCCTAACAATCACGGCTGCTGGCCGGACGAACCGGTATTTTCTCTTTGGCGGTCGGGATGAAAGCAGTTACGCGTTGATTCAAGGCATGACGCTTGCCGGCGTGCTTTTTGATGAGGTAGCCCTTATGCCGCGCTCCTTTGTAGAGCAGGCGTTAGCTCGTTGTAGTGTTGCGGGGAGCCGATTCTGGTTTAACTGTAACCCGGAATCACCCTCGCACTGGTTCCATGAAAATTGGGTGTTGAAGGCGGCAGAGAAGAATGCGCTGCATCTGCATTTCACGATGGATGACAATCCGTACCTGCCGGACGATATCAAACGCCGATATGAATCCATGTATTCCGGTGTTTTTTATGACCGGTATATCCGCGGGGAATGGGTTGTCGCCGAGGGGCGGATCTATCGGCAATTTGCGGACCATCCGGACGCTTTCATCCTGCGCGGGCCAACCGCTGGTATGGACGGCCAATTTTACATCAGCATCGACTATGGCACAATCAATCCGTTTTCGATGGGCCTCTGGTGCGTGCAAAATAAGCGCGCTACCCGCATCAAAGAGTGGTACTACGATTCGCGCAAAAAAAGCCGGCAGAAAACGGACGAGGAATATTATGCGGCGCTCGAAACGTTCGCCCAAGGCTACTATATCCGCAAGGTAATCGTTGACCCATCCGCGGCAAGCTTTTTGGAGACGATACGCCGCCACGGGAAGTTCTCCGCCTGGGACGCGGACAACGACGTGCTCGACGGGATCCGCGTGACCTCCTCCTTGCTTAGCGCCGGTATGATTCGAATCCACGAATCCTGCAAGGATGCGATCCGGGAATTTGGGTTGTACCGGTGGGACGAAAAAAAGAATTCTGACACAGTGCTCAAGGAAAACGACCACGCGATGGACGATATCCGATACTTCTGTTATACGATATTGGCCCGTGAATTCCGCTGGGTCGAATGGAAAAGAGGTGCTTGACCCCCATGTTTGAACGAATGCTGAAATGGCTGCGCCGGATGCTTGCATCCCTCTTTGGGGAGGATCGTGGCAGTGATAGCGTGGACGTTATCATTTCCGGCAAGATGGAGAGCGCGATTGCGCGCTGGGCCGCCGAATATGAGGGCAAGCCGCCTTGGGCGGGGAAACGGGTAAAATGCATTGGGCTCCCGGCCGGAATCGCCGCCGAAGTTGCCCGGATGGTAACGATGGAGGCTAAGCTGTCCGTTGCCGGGAGTGCGCGGGCGGAATACCTGAATATGCAGTTAAGCCCGTTCCGGGACGCGCTGAGAAATAACGTGGAGCTTGCTGCTGCCCTGGGCGGGATAGTCTTTAAGCCCTATGTATGCGACAACAAGCTTGTGATTGATGCAGTGCAAGGGGATTGTTTTTACCCCACTTCCTTTGATACGTCTAACCGGATGACCGGAGCAATTTTTGTCGATCAAATTGTTAGGCGCGATATCGTTTACACCCGATTGGAGCGGCACGAATACACCGCCGGTACGCACATTGTTCAAAACAAGGCGTTTTCCAGTGGGAACACGATGAACCTTGGAAAAGAAATATCGCTGCAATCCGTACCGGAATGGGCGCAGATCGCGCCGGAAGTCTCCTTCTCCGGCACAGACCGCCCTCTCTTTGGATACCTCAAAATGCCATTCGCAAACCGGATCGACAGGCATTCTCCTCTTGGAGTTTCTGTTTTTTCTGGGGCGGAAGAACTAATACGGGATGCAGACGAGCAGTATGGGCGCTATCTGTGGGAGTTTGAGGGCGGAGAACTCGCCATCGACGCAGCGGCAGATTATTTAATGACCGCGCAGGACGGTAAACAGGTTTTGCCGAAAGGGAAGCAGCGCTTGTTTCGCGCCCACAATTCAAAAGATGCAAATTTTTACGAGGTCTTTTCTCCTGCGCTGCGCGATGAATCCATCAAACGCGGATTCAATGCCATTCTACAACGCATTGAATTTGCTTGCGGCCTAGCCTACGGAACACTTTCTGACCCTCAGACGGTCGATAAAACGGCGGAAGAAATACGAGCCAGCAAGCAGCGCTCTTACTGCACGATTAAGAGCGTACAGCGTGCCGTTGAGGCTGCGATTGACGATCTGGTGTATGCGATGGATCAGTTAGCCAGCGCCTATCATTTGGCGCCTTCCGGTCCCTACGAGGCAACATATGACTGGGATGATAGTATTATCAACGATCCTGCCGCGCATAAACAACTGTTCTGGCAATACGTACAATCCGGGAAATTTCCTATGTGGCGATACCTGGTCAAGTTTGAAGGATACAGCGAGAAGGAGGCGAAGGAGATCGCGGGTGAAGGCAGTGGTAGCCTCTCGAACCCGTTTGGTTTTGAGGCGGGTGAAACCTAATGCTGGATCCCGTTTATCTTGATCACGTCTCGGATGATATGATTGAACTGTACACCGAGCTGGATCAAGCCATTGTCCGCGATATCGTCCGGCGGCTCGTCAAGACGGGGGTCATTACGGATACCGCCCGATGGCAGATCCTCCGGGCGCAGGACAGCGGCTTGTTGTATGATGAGATCATTGCGGAGGTTGCAAAAATCTCCGACACATCCGCAGCTCACGTCCAGGCGATGTTTGAGGATGCCGGCATCAAGGCGGTACAAAACGACGCAGCAATATATGAGGCCGCGGGCAAGTCCCCATTGCCGCTGAAAATGTCCCCCGCGGCTATGGGTGTGCTGAACGCAGGGCTGAGTAAAACAAACGGCCATCTGCGCAATCTCACAATGACAACCGCAAGCCAGGCACAGCAGGCATATATCCGCGCTGCGACGCTTGCGGAGATGCAGATCGAAAGCGGCGCGTTTGACTATGCAACGGCAATCCGTAACGCGGTACAAAGCGCCGCGCAGGAGGGCGCATGGGTGTCCTACCCCAGCGGTCATAGAGACCGGCTGGACGTAGCGGTTCGCCGGGCTGTGCTCACCGGGGTCGGCCAAACCACCGGCCAAATCGGGCTTGCATACGCGCAGGACATGGGTTGCGATCTGATGGAGATTACCGCGCATGCGGGTGCCCGGCCGTCGCACGCCGCTTGGCAAGGCAAGCTTGTCAGCCTGTCAGGGCGCACAGGGTATTTAAGCCTTAGAGACATTGGGTATAACACAGGGCCGGGGTTCAAGGGCTGGAACTGCCGCCACGACTGGTTTCCTTTCTTCGAGGGGCTGTCGGAATCCGCATACCCGCGCAGTGAGATCGCACAAATGAATAATGCTAGCGTCGAATTGGACGGTAAAAAAATCCCGCTGTACGATGCCACGCAGAAACAACGTGAAATGGAGCGCCGGATTCGGGCAACGAAACGGGAACTGGCGGGTCTTGACGAGGGAATCAAGGTGGCAGAAACAGACGAGCTGCGCAATGCCTTACGTGCAGATTTTAACGGCGCTTCCGTCCGGCTGAAAAAGCAGGAAGCAGCCTTGAAAGAATTCCTGCAAAAAACAGGGCTTCAAAACGATTCCACTCGCATCCAGACGCGCGGTTTTGGCCGTAGTCAGGCGCAAAAGTCTGTACATGCGGTGAAGCGAAATAAGGAACGGCAGGATTACATAAAGAACATTAAGCCTCAATCTCCTAAAGTCTTGGCCGTTGAAAATACAAAACTAAAGGATACCGTCAGATATCAGTCAGCGGACAAAACAAGCGTTATCCCAAAGGGCAGCGAACTCAAACAAGTGCACATCATTGCTGGTTACCATTCATCCACAAATCTCCGCGTGGCGAAACAGCTATCGCAAAAATATGGAGGAGAGGACTGGAAATGGGAAAAGAAAACCGGTATAATAGAATCAGAATATAATACCTATGAGGTGCACTGGTACGAGTACGATAAAAAGCAGTATGATCCGAAAGTAAAGAGGGTGAAGCGAAAATGAAATTGAAATATGTCGGAGAAAGTTTTGGCGTGGATTCTTTAACCGATGGCCGGGTGTATGAGTGCCTTGGCTTGGAATATCCGGGGCTCCTCCGGATCGTGGATGATAGCGGGGAGGATTATTTATATTCTCCCATTAACCCGAGACCGATGGACGGGAGCGCCCCGGGCGGTCGGTGGGAGATCGTAGAGGATGATGCAGAAAACACGCTTTCCCGCGTCATAAACGAGAGCGTGCGAACAAACTGAGCCAAACCGCTTTGCAGCTGCAAGGCGGTATTTTTATACGCAAAATCAGTCAAAAAGCGTTGCCCAGGAGGCAGCGCTTTTTATATATGCGGCAGAACCGCAAAGGAGGAACAGCCAGATGCTGAAACCAATGAACCTACAGCTTTTTGCAGAGCCCAACAACGGAGATCAGGATCCAGTAAAAGACACGCCTCTCGCCACCGGAAAGACCTACTCGGAGGATTATGTCTCCGCCCTGCGCGGGGAATCCGCCAATTACCGCACGCGCGCCAAGTCCTACGAGGGCGCCCTGCGTACCGTGCTAGGTCTAAAAGATGGCGAAGAACTGGGCGACCTGAACGCGCGCTTAAGCGCATACCAGCAAAATCAGGCAAAGCAGCAGTCCGCCGCCCTGGAGGCGGCAAACAAGCGCCTGATCGGCGCAGAAATGCGTACCCTGGAGGGGTACGATCACAAGCTGCTGGAAAAACTGATTGACCTGTCGAACGTCAAAGTCTCTGAAGATGGCACGGTAACGGGACTGAAAGAGGCAGCTGAAGCGGCCGCGAAGGATTTCCCTGCCGTGCGTAAAACACCCCCGCAATTTTCAAGGAGCACAAAGGGTCCTACTCAAAACATGGACAACGGGAAGGACCGTGCGAACGCCGCTCTGAGGGCGGTATTTGGAAAGGAGTAATTTTATGCCTATCAACAGAACCGAAGCCGAGGCGCTTATCCAGGAGCAGGTTGTTAACACAATCTTCCAGGATGCGCCGAAGCAATCCGTATTTCTTTCTATGGCGCGCAAGCTGCCGAATATGACAAGCAAGCAGACGCGCATCCCCGTGCTCGATATGCTCCCGATGGCCTACTGGGTCAACGGAGACACCGGGCACAAGCAGACCAGCCAGCAGGCTTGGGATAATGTCTATCTTACCGCCGCGGAGCTGGCCGTCATCGTGCCGATCCCGGAGGCAGTGCTCGACGATGCAAGCTTTGATATCATCGGCGAGGTCACGCCGCGCATCAACGAGGCAATCGGACAGCGTGTGGACAGCGCCACGATCTTTGGCGTCAACCGCCCCTCCGAGTGGCAAAACGACATCATCACGCTGGCCCGGCAGGCCGGGAACAATGTGTCCGGAGGCATCACCTACGATACCCTGCTGGGTGCGAACGGTCTTTTTTCAAAGATTGAATCGTCTGGCCGGATGGCGACCGGGATTATCGCATCCATGCAGACACGCGCCGCTCTGCGTGGTCTGAAGGATAATGATGGCCGCCCACTTTTCAAGACGGATATGCAGGGCGCGACGCCTTATGCCCTGGACGGCGTTTCCATGCAATTCCCGCTTAATGGCTCCTTTGATACCTCTGTCGCGCAGATGGTAGCAGGTGACTTCTCGCAGGCCGTTTATTCGATTCGGCAGGACGTTACCGTCAAAATTCTTGATCAGGCGACGATCGTCGACCCGGAGAGCAAACAGGTGCTGTATTCCCTCGCTCAGCAGGACATGATCGCAATCCGCGTTGTATTTCGCATGGGCTGGGCGCTCCCGAATCCCGCTACACGGATGGACGAGAACCGCTTGGCGGTCCCCTTTGCGTACATCGAAGCATCTACGCCTTACACGACGCAGAAGGTCACGCTGACAGTCAAAGACAACCAAGAAGAACCGGCCGCCATTGAAGGAGCAACAATCAACGTCAACGGGAGTCGTAAAAAGACGGGAGTGGACGGAACAGCAGAATTTAACTTGCGTGCGGGCAACTACCCAGCGAAAATCAGCAAATCCGGTTACACAACGCAGCATGCAACATTGACTGTAGCTGCCTCCGCTGTTACGCAAACCATCACGCTTCCCGTCTCTACTTAAAGGAGAGCGCTTATGTACGCCGATTATGTGTTTTACGTGGAGGCCTATGGCGGGGAGAATATCCTGCCTCTCGATTGGCCGCGTATCTCCCGTCATGCGGATGCGTATCTTGACCGGCTTACCTATAACCGCATGAAGAATGGCGCTGTCGTAACGGACGCGGTACGCATGGCGGCATGTGCGGTAGCTGAAGTGATGCGCCGGCACGAGGAAACGCAGACGGCAAATCCAGCGGGGATCAAAGCCGAATCCGTCGGCGGTCAGTCCGTCACATATGAGGATGCGGCGACACTCAGTGCACAGTATGACGCCGCGCTGCTGGATGCCGCCGACCTCTGGATACCTCGCACGGATCCTTTGCGGTATGCGGGGGTGTGAAAATGCTGACCAACACGGATTGTACCCTGTATCTCACGGAGGACAACAAGACTTACCGCCGCGTGTATTGTCCCGCTTGCCACTGGGAGGATACGCGCGGCCAGAATATCAACAAAACCGGCAGTACGGCGGTGGACAGCGTGCGGGTGTTCCTGCCGTTGTCTGCTGCCGATCTGGCTGGCGTCAAGGGCTATCTGGTGCATGGAAATTGTGCGTTTTACCCGTCGGGCGATCATCCCATGCGGGCGCTGGTGACGCAAGAAAACGTCCTGACGATCACGAGCGTATCCCGATATGACTTTGGCAGCCCGGCCATACGGCATTGGGAGGTGTATGCCAAATAGCAGATCAAATCAAAACCCCTCGGGGAACGATCATCAAAACGAAGGACGGAACAACCTGTAAACTGGTTTGGAACCCAGATTTCGCACCGCGGCGGAATCAGCAGTACACACGCGCGCAAAAGTTTGTAGACAACGAGGTCTTGCGACTCTCTGCCCCCTACGCGCCGCTGCGCACTAGTATGCTCCTTAAATCTGGGCAGCTCGGCACGGATATCGGCAGCGGTGAAGTCCAATATATCGCTCCTTATGCGCACAGGCAATACTACTCTCCCCGCAAGCCGGGCAGTTCTACAGGTGCATTGCGCGGACCGCAGTGGTTTGAACGCATGAAAACAGATCACGGCAAGGAGATCATTGCGGGGGCAAAAAAAATAGCAGGAGGCGGTTAAATGACATCCATTATACGCGCTGTGCAGGAATGGATCAACGGCTGTCCCTATCTCACGGATTTCACTGGCGGGCAGCACATTGACTGGACGGATTGCGCGCCCGGGAACTACGGGCTTGCACCGACAGGCAGTCCGGTTGTCGAGGTCTCTGAGGACGTCCTCGGCAACCGGACTGTTTACAAACAATACAACCTAGCCCTTTATGCCCGGAACTGGACAGTAGATGATGTGATCCGGCTCGAAAACACAACGTTCCTCGATGATTTTCAGCAGTGGGTTGAAGAGCAGCAGGCTGCGGGGATTACGCCGAAATTTGGCGACGACCCGGACACGGAGGAAATCTCCGCCCAGAACGGCATGCTGTTCGAGCTGGCCGAGGACGGCCAGACAGGGCTTTATCAAATTCAGATCAAAATTAACTATTTAAAACGCTATGAAAGGAGTGGTTCATGATGGCAGCAACCTATGCGGCCGGAAAGGCTCAGCGCAAAACACTGATGTTTTTCTTCAAGGTCCCAGGCGGCAGTTCTCCGGCCTATGAGATCATCGGCAAAGGCATCGAGGAAGCCGGAATCAGCCAGTCTGCAAACGTAGAAACCGTAGTAGATATCCTCGGGAACACCGAAACCACGCTTGACCAGTACGAAAAGACGACTGAACTTGATCCGATCTATGTCACGGGAGACAGCAAATTTTCTCAGTGGCTGGACGAATTGGAGGAAAAAGAGAAGATCCTCGACGACGCGCAGGCGACCTTCCTGGTGGTCAAGGCGTACAAGACCACCGGGGAAAGCAAATATGTTGCCTGGGAACAGAAAGCAGTAGTAGAACTGACCGACTTCGGCGGTGGGACAAAGGGCGTAAACCTGCCCTGCACGCTACACTGGTGCGGCCCCCGCACTCACGGGACATTTGACCCGTCAAATCAAACATTTACGATCGATGGATCCATTTCAGCGGAGTAGTAAGGAGGATTCGCATGAATGCTAGATTACCCGAAAAGAAGATTGATTCTATCCGCATTGATACCGGTGCCAAGCGTATTGAGGTAAACGACGAGGGCGAATACATCACGCTGAACTTCGCCGATCAGTCTCTCCCTACCCGGTTCTTTGCGATGGCCGACGATTTCCAAGCGAAGGAACCGGAATACCGCGCTAGAGCCGAGGCGCTTGATGCCAACACGGAACTGACGGAATACGAGCGGATGCGGGCCACCGCGCAGCTAAACCTCGAATTTCACACCTATTTCAAGGAGCAGATCGATGCCCTCTTCGGGGCGAACACCTGCCGCAAGGTATTCGGAGATATCGTACCGGGCGTTGAACTGTATGGGGATTTCCTGACCCAGATTACGCCGTATTTTGAGAAGTACGGTAAGGAGCGCGCCAAGAAACTCCAGAAGAAGTACAACCCGGCGCGCAAGGGCAATGTTTAACCTGCTACTCGACGCTCTGCCCGCGGAGTATGAGGGATATCTCATCCGCACAGATTACCGCATCGGAATCCAGATATCGCAGGCCTTGGAGGACGAAGAGCTGGAACCGTATGAAAAGATCGGGATCGCCCTCAGCCTGCTCTACGGCAACGGGATCCCGCCGGCAGACATCGCTTATGCCGGACTGCAGTGGTTTTTAAACGCCGGACTGGATCAACTCCAGGACGAAGAAGATACCGGAACCGCGCCCGAAGAGGACGACGGTATCCGGTATTTTTCGTTTGACTATGATGCCGCCCGGCTCTACTCTGGCTTCAGGCGAGCGTATGGCATCGAACTTGACCGGGTTGAAATGCACTGGTTCCGATTCCTCTCCCTGTTGGGCGATCTCGGCGAGTGTGCGTTTACCCGCGTAGTGGATATTCGCAGTGCGGATCTATCCAAGATGGATAAAGAGACAAAGCGAGCATATGCAGCCATGCGGCGAAAGGTTGCGTTACCACAGCCGAAGAGTCCGGAGGAAGATGAGTTCATGCGGCAGCTGCAGGGAAACGAAGAGATGAAAAAGAGGGCTCCCCAAAACTGAGGAGCCCTTGAAAGCAGGCATTATTGCTGGCTGGCCGGTAAGAATTCGATCTTCATCTTCATCCCCATACCGGCAGCCAAACGCTGGAGCGTCCGCAAAGATGGATTCGCGTTCCCGGTCTCCAGTTTGCTGATATCAGCCTGCGCTATGCCGGTCTTTTCGGCAAGCTGTTTTTGGGTGAGGCCGGCGCTTTTTCGGGCGTCAATCATGGCCTGAATAACGGAAAATTCGGGCTGGAGCGCGTCCCATTCTGCTTTGAACTCCGGGTCTTTCATCTGGTCGTTCAGAAAGTCGTTGAACTTTGTCATTGCTTATTCTCCCTTCTTCCTGCTGAGAAACTCAGCGCGATAACGTTTGGCACGTTCCATTTCAGCGGCGGGCGTCTTTTGCGTCTTTTTTATAAATCCATTTGTGAGAATCACTCGGCGGCCAACGATAAAAAAGTATAAAACACGGGATATATCGGAACCAACCTTCGCCCGCAGTTCAAAGATTCCATCCCCTAAAGGCTTAGAAAATGGCTCCCGAAGGTCTGGGCCGTTATCGGCCAGCAGCGAAATGGTGCGTAACATTTTGGCTCTCATTTTCGTGTCTAAGCCCAAAAGGAACTCTTTCGCAGGCTCTGCCCCATCTTCTTTGTCATAGAAGAACACTTCAAAATCTTGCATCGTTGTCTCGCCCTTTCATGGGATTTATCCTATATTTATTATATGTGATTTATCCCATATTGTCAAGCGTTGTTTCAAATATTTTCTCCAATTTACGTTGCTTATGTGGCGCATTAAAAAGAAGGTGATAAACCAATGGCGACAGGATACGATGGCAGCATACGCATTAACACCAAAATTGACAGCAAGGGCTTTAACCAAGGCCTGAACGAAATCACTGGCTCCCTAAAAAAACTGGCCGGGGCAGTAGGCGTCGCTTTCGGCGTCGCATCGCTCGTTGCGTTTGGCAAGCAGGCGGTGCAGATTGCCAGCGACTTGAACGAAGTGCAGAACGTTGTGGAAACCGCGTTTGGAACGATGTCTTCACAGGTTGATGCCTGGGCGAAGAACTCCATCAAACAGTTCGGTATGAGCGAACTCGCCGCCAAGCGTATGGCCTCCACTTATATGGCCATGAACGCCGGCATGGGGCTTAACGGCCAGGGCGCCGCTGACATGGCGATGCGGACCGCCGAACGCGCAGCGGATATCGCGTCGTTTTATAACAAAAGCATCGAAGAATCCGATACCATGCTGAAAAGCATCTGGACAGGCGAGACTGAAAGCCTCAAACAGATCGGCGTCGTCATGACGCAGACAAACCTCGATGCCTATGCCCTTGCAAACGGCTTCGGCAAAACCACGCAGCAGATGACGCAGTCCGAACAGGTCATGCTGCGTTATCAGTACGTCATGAACCAGACGCGGCTGGCCGCCGGGGATTTCGTCAAGACGCAGGACAGTTGGGCGAACCAGACCCGCATCCTCTCCGAGCAATGGAAGCAATTCCTTGGCATCATCGGCCAGGGCTTAATACAGGTGCTCACGCCGGCGCTGAAATATCTGAACCAGCTCATGGGTGTACTCATCCAGTGGGCGCAGACGTTTGCCGCAGTCACGGCGGCGCTCTTTGGCAAGCAACAGCAGCAGGCAAACGCATCCGCGGCCGCGGTGGGAAACGTAGCCGACGCATCGAATGCGGCTGCCGATGGGCAGAACGCTCTCGCAGGGGCCACGAAAAAGGCCAGCAAAGAGGCGAAGGGCGCGCTGGCATCCTTTGACCAGCTGAATGTTTTGGAGCGGAATACGGCGGATGCTGGGGCTGCATCGGGTGCCGGGGCGGTAGCTGGCGCAGGGGCGGCGGTAGCGGTGCCTGCGATGACAGGAGAGATCGGAGCCGACGTTAAGCTTTCGCCTAATGTCCAACATGTTATTGATGCATTCAAGGGCTTTATTGATGGATTGAAAGTCGCGGCTCAGCCTGCGAAAGACGCCATCCATGCCCTTTGGATCGAATTACAGCGGCTTGGCGGCTTCGTATGGTCTGGCTTACAAGATTTCTATAACGATTTTCTCAAGCCCGTGGGAACCTGGGTGCTGGGGGAGGGCATTCCCCGCCTTGTGAACGCCCTGAAAGACGGTCTCTCGAAAGTAGACTGGGAAAAGATTAATGGCGCGCTTGATCGGCTTTGGAAAGCGTTAGCACCTTTTGCGGTAAACGTTGGCGACGGTTTGCTATGGTTTTGGGAGAATGTACTCGTGCCTATCGGCACGTGGACAATGAATAACGCTGTCCCAACATTTTTAGACCTTTTGTCTGGTGCGATTAATGTGTTGAACAGCGTTCTCACAGCATTAAAACCGCTCGCACAGTGGCTATGGGATCAATTTTTGCAGCCTATTGCAGAATGGACGGGCGGAGTCATTGTCAGTGTACTTGGTGGGATGGCGGATGCTTTGACAAAAATATCCGATTGGGCCTCTAAACATGGTGAGACTGTCAGGGTTATCGCGGTCGGCATTGGCGTGGCGTTTGGCACATGGAAAACTGTTGAACTGCTTGCAAAAGCTAAAAATGTAGTGGCTGCATTTTCTTTACTTCAGAATATTCATGATTTAGGCGACCTGAAATATATATTGAGCTCCATCGGCAACGAAATTCTTCCTAAACTCACCAAAAGCCTATCGAGCATAGTCTCTCCGCTGAGCGGGTTTAAAAAGCATGTTGTTGATACGGCATCAGCTGCAAAATCGGCTCTTATTGAAATGGCAAGAACCACGGCCGCTCTGGCAAAGTTGGCCGTCCAGTGGACGATTGAAACCGCAAAAAAAATAGCAAGCACTGCAGCAACATGGGCGCATCAGGCGGCAACCCTTGCGGCTACTGCTGCCACATGGCTATTTAATACAGCTATGACGGTGTTAACTTCTCCAATCACGCTTGTTGTTGCTGCGATTGGAGCTCTCATTGCCATTGTCGTCCTATTAGTTAAAAATTGGGACACCGTAAAGGCAAAAGCCATAGAATGCTGGGACAAAATCAAAGACGCCTGGGACAAAGTGGGTAACTGGTTCCACGAGCATGTCACAGAGCCGATTGCAAGCTTTTTCACTGGCATGTGGGAAGGCATCAAAAAAACGTTTCGTATGGCTGTTGATTGGATCAAAAAAGTATTTACCAGCAGCGTTAATAGCTGGATTTCCATTATTGAATCCTTTATTAACTTCTTCATCAAGGGCATCAACGTATTAGTTCGCGGTATAAACAAGCTCAGTTTTGATGTGCCTGACTGGGTACCCGGAATTGGCGGTAAATCGCTTGGATTCAATATCCCGCTAGTTCCGCAAGTCAAAATTCCCCGCCTTGCCCAAGGCGCTGTCATCCCGCCCAACCAACAATTCGCTGCCATCCTCGGCGACCAGACACATGGCCGTAACCTCGAGGCCCCAGAAGGCCTGATCCGGCAGATCTTCCGGGAAGAAATGGGCAATGTTTATAACCCCGTACTGAACGCCATCAACAACAGCAATCTCGGCAAGAAAGCCACGATTATGGGCGACGTCTACATGGATTCTCAGAAGGTTGGGCGTGTGGTCGCAAGGCCCGTATTTAAAGAGGGCAACCGCGCCGGGTACATTAAAGTAAAGGTGTGATGCGTATGATTTACGCCGTAGATGGCGTACCGTTCCCCAAACCGCCGGATATGTCCAGTATCCAATACACCGACAGCCAGATTGTGACGGACGCGCAGCGCACCGTTGGGCCGGGCGCGTACATGACAAAAGAGCTCCTCGCGGAAAAGCTGTCGATCACGGCAAAGTGGTCGCTGATGACCAACGCAGAGCTGCGCAAGCTGAAAGCAATGCGGGCAGGCAAGAACTTCTTTCGCCTCCGCTACTACGACGAGGGCACAGGCACGATACGGGAAGGCCAGTTTTACAGCGGCGATTTGACCTATACCGTCAAGCTTGCGGATCGCGTAACGCAAATCCCGATTCTATATCAGGATATCTCCTGGCCGTTCATTGAGAGATGAAAAGAGGGCTCCCCAGTTTGAGGAGCCCATAAAACTATTTAGCGTTAATATACCCATTTTTAACTGTTAGATATTGTCCTTCTTTTACCGTTATGTATTTATCTCCGGCAAAATTATCATTTGTTACAATGCTGTCAATCGTTCCTTTCGAATCCTTACTGACTTGCAAATAACCGGAATCATCAGCGTGAACCTTGTATTCACCTGCCGGAATATCTTTTCCGACTTTATACATTCCCTCTTTGTATTTTCCATCAACCGGTTTAAACGCTTCAGCTTTGTTTTCCTGAATAAGTTTTCCACCTTTTACCTCAAGATATTGACCGTCTTTAACGGTGACATAAATATGCGTGGCTACATTATCATTTGATATAATGCTATCCAGTTTGCCGGAACTATCAGACGATACTTGAACATAGCACATACCCGAAGACGATTCTATCAGATATTCGCCAGCGGATAAATCCGTACCAATTTTATAAGAACCGGATTTAATCCATTCATCTTTCTCTTGATTGTTTTGCTCCGTTTTTGGCGTTCCTTCGCCTTGACTTGTTCCCGGATCAGATTCCCCGCCGGGGTTTGCTATGGCAATGATGGCAATTACAAGCACGATGGCGACAAGAGCAATGATCCACCTTTTTTTCTTTTTCTTTGGTGGCTGCATCGGAGTTACGGGCGCCTGTGCAGGTGTAGATTCGCCGTTCGGGGCAGCGCAGTTCGGGCAGAATTTTGCATCATCACTATATTCTGTGCCGCATTTTTTACAAAACATGAGTAAATCCTCCTTTATTTTGGTATTTCTATAATATCAAGACAGGAAGATTTTGTAAAGAATTTTTTAATAACCTCTTGACTTTTTGCAATGCATAAATTAAAATAAATGTAGTGCAAAAAGTGAGGTGATGATTTGAGTCCACGAACAGGTCGCCCCAAAGCAGAAAATCCCAAAGCGGTCAGTGTTACAATTCGCTTGGATGCCGATACAGAATCAAAGCTAAGAGAGTATTGCGAGGAAAGCGGTATTAAACGAGGCGAAGCCATACGCCGGGGAATTCATCTGTTGCTGGCGCAAAAAAAATAGAAACAGCCCGCCACCCTGGAAAAGTTACGGACTGTCTCTATTGTACAAGGTATCTCTACCTGTGAAATCTATTATATCACAGGTAGGGTACCACTTCAAGCAAATTTGGAGGAGGTACTTTTATTATGTCCAAAAACATTACCAAAGCCGAGGCGGCAAACGTCCTCTCGGATGAAATCTTTGATCTCAGCATAGCGATTGAAAAGGCTCGCGTTGTTATGCAGGAGATTACGAACGGCTATTTTCAAAAATTAAGTAACGAAGTGGAAGGAGATCGTACGTCAATACTTTGGGATTTCAATCGCGTTGGAGTCTTCGCGGAGATTGCTGACGATCTCATGCTTAAGATGTGCCAGATCGTAGAGGAATTAAACGGCCTCAAAAATGCAGATACAAAGGAGGAAAAAGTAGCATGACAAGCGCAGAATATTACCTCCGCTGTATCGCCGACCTTTGCGCCAACATGTCTGAGGCACAGCTTGAACGGGCCTATCGTTGGGTGCAAGCGGTCTGGCTGAACGGAGACGGAGCGCAAAATAAAAAAAGGAGAATGTGGCATGAACAATCTCACCGTATTCAACAATGAAATCATCCCGGTATACACCACTGACACAGGGGAAAAGGTCGTCATTGGCCGCGAGCTGCACGAGCGGCTGAAAATTGATACTCCCTATACACAATGGTTTGAGCGCATGTGTGGGTATGGGTTCACTGAGAATGAGGACTACAGCGGTTTCTCACAAAAAAGTGAAAAACCTCAAGGTGGCCGCCCAACGATCGAGCACATCCTCACCCTCGATATGGCAAAGCATATCGCTATGATCCAGCGCACCCCGCAGGGAAAGGAAATCCGCGACAAGCTCATATCTCTTGAAACGCGGGTGCAGGAGCTCTCCCCGGAGCTCCGCCTCCTCATCAATTTGGAGATACGGCAGAAGGAACAGGACAGGGCCATTGCAGAGGTCAATCAACGTGTGGACGAAATCAAAGACGTTGTCGCCCTGAACCCACGGTCATGGCGCGAGGAGGCTCGCAAGCTGATCGTAAAAATCGCCCAGTCGATGGGCGGGAATGAGTACATCCGCGACGTGCAGGCCGAAATCTTTGGTCTGGTGGACGAGCGGGCCGGTGTCAGCCTTGCCACCCGCCTGACGAACAAGCGCCGCCGCATGGCAGATGAAGGCGT